CCATCGTTATATGTGCTGATGTAAAAATTTCCAGTCGGGTTGAGCACGGGATTATCGAGTTGTGCAGGTAGCGCATTCTTGCCAAAATATCCGGAACCGGATAAGAGCATTGACGGAGCAACATACGCAGTTGAGTTCGCATAGGCGCCACCGAACCCTAATTCTACCGTCATACCCGCACTGATGGAATACCACACACTTGTGATATCCAAGTTTCTTGCTGGCGTGACAAATGCGCTCGAACTCTTGGAATTACAGGTGCCCAATGTAGTATTGCCAAACGTAAACGTCAGCACTTCATTATCCGCAAATGCGGTGTTTCCTGTCAGGGCAGTGATTACTGCGGTGTTGACGGCTTTGTTCCATTCCGATACGATTGCATGCGCATTGCTGGTGGTACCCACAACAACGGCACCGGGTTGAACATACACATTGCTGTTTGCGACCACCAATGAATATGCCCGAGCCGCAAGAGTAGACACATTGATCTTTAGTGAATCCGTCTCGTTCGCCCCGTTACTGGTGTAATACAAAAAACGAGCGACGAGTCGTGACGACGTGTCGATGAGAATTTGAACGTTTGCGGTTCCTGATGAGATGGCCATAGTTGGTATTATTTAGTATTTGCAGTCGTCTTCGATGCTGGAGGTACAACATCCGATTTCGCTGCCGGGTTAATCTGTACCGTATTGTCGCGAGTTTCCGAACTGCTATCGGTATCGCGCAATGTGGCATCCGCTTCACGATCAAATGATGACGCTTCTGACGACTCATCTGCCATATCCGCTTGCATAGAGGATAGATCATCATCCGTCAGTTTGAACACTTCACGCTGAATGTATTGCTGTGAGAAGTACTTGCCGACAAAAGGTTCCAGTGACGTGGCGAGATTCACGCGAGCCGTCATGATTTCGTTTTCTTTGAGTTCTTCGAAATACATATCTTGCTGCCACTTGTAGCGAATCTGATCCTTAATTTTGTGCCACTCCGCTTCAGTCATGACCTTTTTCAGTCGCAATTGTTTTTCAAGTAGTTGATCAAACAAGTACTGAAATTGGGTTTGTAGACGGTGTACGAACTTACTAAACCGCAATTCGTCGCGAGTGATTTCTGTTGCGCGGCCCAGTTGAAACCCTTGACCGAATTCCGTACGCGTCGGAGGCAATCCCAAAGCGCGGTACAACTTCTTGCGGAAGTAATCGACATCTTCCATCTGCGATAGATTCTGCCCTGCAGGTAGCGTCTGTATTTCGGTACCCTTTCCGCCTTCGCGTCGTGGCAACCAAAAGTCTTCCAGCATCGACATGAACTTGCGGTCGTCGCGAATTTCACCTGTGCCCACATCATAGACCAGCTTATTACGATACCGCTGCATTATGTCGTACAGATATTGTTCCGCTTTTTGCTTGGGAAGATTACCCACGTCAATGTAGAACACACGACGTTCTGGTGCACGGGAGACGCGATACACCACGCATGAGTCTTCAATCATGCGTAGGAGATTGAGCGGCTTGATCGCCTTATGCAACCATGAGAGCACGGTCTTCTTATTGGCGTCGTACAGGCCTGACGGGCAAAACGCTATCGAATCGGTAGTGATACGAATGCCGTTATAATTCAGTAATGCCGCTGTGGGATTTGTGGAACCAGAAATGTTCGAGGGTGCCACAAACCCCATTGGGTTGTAGACGAAGTACTCGCGTACAACTTCTACGATATCAAACTGTCCTTGCTGATGACGCTTGCGCGCCACTTCACGCACTTTTCGAATCGTGCGCGGATCGACAAGGCGTAGTTCTTGAATACCGTCTTGGGGATTCTTTTCGTCGATGACGCAGTGCATATAGAGACGGCCATCCACATACCACTGACGCACAATGCTGTATGCATCGCGGTGGAAGTTCAACATCTTGAGAATGTTGTTAAATTCTGCGTGTAGACGGGCTTCGAATTCTTCTCCCAAATCCACATAATCCAAATTCAGTGAAACGGGAATGCGATCCGCATCCTGCACTACAAGTTCATTGACGATTTGATCGACAGCTTCATCAACTTCAGCCACAATCTGCATTTCTCGATAGCGGTTGATGAGTTGAAAGTCATCAACAACCGTGCCATCAAGATCGAGATAGTATCCAAAGTAGCCACCAGCAGTGCCAAATTGCACATTGAGCGCGCCATCTTGATTATCCGGTGGAACAAAGCTAACGGTATTCGAGGTTGGGGCGACTAATGATGCAGTTGGGGCCGACGACTTACGATTGAAATCAAATTCAAAGCCAAATAAACGTGGCATGTAATCACCTTCTGAGAGGTACCCCGAAGGGTACCTCTCGAATATTATCTCTACTTATCCGACGGTAACGTCGACCGTCAGAGTCGGGTTATCGCGTGTTGGAATCTGACCCGACACTTCCCACCACTGATAGGTGAACTCGCACGTATACGTTTCAATGGAATCATTCGTGCTCCAATCCAGACTAATCGTGCCCAGATTGTTAGGAAACGCACCAATGAAGTTGTAGGTACGAAGACGGTTGCCTTCACGACCGAACTGCGTCAGCGACAGATCGCTCACAAAGTTACCTGACTGAATGCCGCCACGATACTGCGACGTGGCGGAACGATGCCCTGACATACGATCCATCCACTCTTCGAGTGCCTTACGAATCGCAAAATTCTCATCGTTCATCACCGTCACACTCAGCGTCGCAAACGTGCGGTCGCCGAGATAGTTCAGCTTCCGACCAAAATACGAAACGGGAACCGTTCCAATGGTCGAAGCTGGAATTTCCGACACGCTGACCATGAATCGCGATAGCTGTTCCGCGAGACGGCCAGTCGAAACGCTTGCAGGCCAACGAAGTTCCATCTCAAAGAGCGAGGGACGGGCACCGCCGTTGATGAGCGTATTGCGAAACTGATCGAGATTGAATGCCATAACTTGTTATACTCCTTGGCTGTGGAATGCGGTGTAAGTACTTACACCGCCCCCACGACTTCTTGGAACGAAACGCCTGAACGAACCGCCACGAAATTCAACTGAATGAAGTTGATTGAACGTGAAGGCTTCACATAGATGTCACCCACAAACTGATTTGCATCCACCACTGCTGGTGTGTTGTTTGTGGTATCGCACACGACTAAGAAGTCAGTAACGCCGCGGCGTGCTTTCACATCCCGCAGATACGGCTCCACCACATTCCGGAATGCGGAACGCGTGTACTCGTCGTTGAACTCAAAGAGTTGGCTCTTGGCATAGCGTGCAATCGTCTTTTCCAATGCAATGAAGAGACGGCGCACATTGATACGGTCAAACGCACTCGGACGGCTCAGCAACGTCTTATCGCCGTAAAGCACGACGCCCTGTCCGGGGAAGCTCACGACAGGATTGACTCCCACCTTGTAGATGTCGTCGCGGTCGGCTTGCTTCGGATTCCACGCCAACTTCACGACGTTCTTGATATTGCCACGCGTGAACCCTGCGGGTGAGAACCACGGATCGTTGGTCGTATCCGTGCGTGCTGCCAAACCGGCCATGTCGCCGTTGAGCGGCACCCACCGATAAACGTCGTTATACTTGTCGTAGGTGTACTTCCACCCGCTATCCATCACCGCGTAGCTGCTTGAAGGCAGATCGTTACGATCTCCAATCACGTCATCCACTTCGTTGTCTGCGTTGTCGACCACGCTAGCCTTGAGCGGTGAAACGAACACCACGCAATCCTTGCGAACTTCTGCAATGTTGCTGATGAGGTATCCAGCGGTAGCCATTGACGCGGGGCCCGCTGCGAGTAACGAGATGTCGTACTGATCCGCATCTGCGAACAGATCGTACGCAGTCTGCACTTCACCCGCACTGATCACTTCGTTCGCGTCGTTGCCGCCATCAAGCGACTTCGTGTATGGCAATACCGCAGCACCGAACGTCAGACCCGTTGAGGGTGAACCCCAGTTGGTTGTGGTGCCCACGTGACCCATCCACCATACGTATGCAGACTGACGGTTGAGCACGTTTGCGTAGTAGTTGGAATCGCCATTGAGCGTCTTTGCATCCGATGCCTTTGACAGGAACGCAAAACGCTCAAGCACGGTACCGGGAACGCCTGTAAACAGACCGTCTTGGTCGACGACAACCGCGTGCAGTTCATCTGTCGATCCGCTGCGAGCCGTAGCCCAATCACTTGTACCCGGCGCCGCATCAAACAGTGAGTTATATTCCCACTTGCGCGACCAGTTACCTGTCGTGAATGAACCCGTATCGTCTGCAGCTTCTGCGAGCGTCAATGCCGTGTTGCTCGCGACGGATGACACTTGATATGACTTTCCGTTCGCCACAATGTAATCACCAGCAAGCAGTTCGCCGGAAAACAATGTGCCTGAGCCAGACACGCTGGTGCTATCCGCAGTCAGCGAAAGTGTGCCCGTAAGGCCACTGTTGCTAAATGCGCCAGCACTGGGGCACAGACTCACTTTGAGTGAGTTGCCAAGATCGCCCGGCCATTTTGCGGATGCAAGGCCATATCCGGAAGCACCTGACGCGTAGTTGTTGTCGTGATCCGCATCATTCTGCACCAGCACGCCATACGCGGCGACTGTTGCACTTGACACAGCATTCGACAGCGCCGACGTCACCGTCAGCGAGGTGTTGCTGGCAATAGAGTTGACAGTAGCTTCCACGCTACCGGCCAATACGATCTTCTGACCAACTTTCAGTTCTGTCTGAAAGAGTGTCCCGGTGCCTGTCAATGCAGTCGCACTAGAATTCGCAACAGTACCTGTCAGCGTCTTGAATGCGGCAGTTGCATTCAGTGCTCGCGCACTCAGCGCACGCACCACTTTTAACTGGTTGGAATACGACAGAAACGACTGCGCAGTGAACCAGTATTCGTAGACGTTTGTATCTGGTTTGCCAAACTTACGCACCAAGTCTTCTTCCGAACTAACATTGATAACATCGAGGCCTGGGCCCCACTGAAACGGGCCAGCAAAACCACCTGCGGAAAGAGAAACTGCTTGAACGCCAGCGGTCAGATCAATTTCTGAAATGTTGACGCCCGGCGAAACTTGAAATGCCATAGAACATTCTCCTAATATGGAGTAAGTGACTGAAATAAGCCGTTGTTATGCGGCGACATGGTTATTTAGGGATTTACGTTTTCCAGAAATCCGTATCCTCCACCACCGCATATCGTGACGATGTTGCATCTTCCCATGTGACTTCTGGTTGTACATCAAAAAACCCTATAAACGGTTCCTCCAGCGTAACGGGTTCCGCTTGGTTCATGAGCATGCGACGCATCGACAGACCCACATAATTTTCAAATCCACTTTGTGCCGTCAACCATCCGAGAATCACCAGCGTCATCACACAGTCGTCATGTGCGCCTTCTTCCGCTTGATAGGTGCCGCCTTTCGCGACAAATGTCGTGAGTTCTCGAAGTGTTTGGTAATCCGTAATCAGCAATTGATCCCGTTCAATCATCGCACGAAGTTGCGCACACCCAATACGTTTCGTCGCTTGCGTCATGCGCAATCCCATACGCGCTTTGGGATTGAACCCCCCTCCAAGCATTTGCCCTTTTTTGGGATGTGAGCGCACATAGATCATGTTCTCATACTCTAATTCTGTGTGCAGCGAATCCGCGACCGTCAACCCCACGTCATTGATTTCCACGAGCACGAACGCATTGCAATAGTATTGGCCGATTTGTTTGACTAGGGGTGCTAACAACTGCGGTGCCAAATTGTTTCGTCGAAACATCGCGACTTGACGAAACGGCGCGACTGAAATATCGAAGACGCTAATGGCCGCATAGTCTTGTTCGTGCCCTTGCGACGTATCGACAGTCATGACATAGACATGCGCGGGATCCCGTTCGTCAGCGCGAATGGGTTTGACGTAGATCTTGAGATCGCCTCGATCTTCCACAGGCGTCATATACGTCAT